AAACTTTCGGAAGAGGTCAAGGTGCACTCGCATTAGATGACGTGCGTATGCTCCAAGCATTGCGATTAATGACGATTAAAGCTGCAGAACTCGCAATCAATCCACCGATAGCTTGTGTTGATGGTTCCGTAACCGGAGATCATACTCTTAATTCAGGTGACCTTGTGTTTGTGGATCCGGCATTTGCTTTCGGAAACGGTGACCCACTGAAGCCAGTTTATATTGCTGGAGATCCAAGAATCGGTAGAGATATGATTAACGATGTTCGGGAGCAAGTTCTTCAAGCGTTTTTCGTAGACCAATTTATAAGACCCAAAAAGAAAGAAAGACAGACAGCCGTAGAGATCAGCGATGACAGATCCGAAGGGTTGCGTCAACTTTCTCCAATGATAGCTAGAATTCAAAAGGAGTTTACCAGCCCATGCTTGATGACAAGCTTCAAGCTCCTTTATAAGAATAAACGTTTGCCAGAGTTACCATTGGGGGTCAAACTTGATGACCTATCAGTCTATTACACAAGTCCGGCTGCAAAAGCACAAAGAATGGTTAAAGTAGAAGCATTCTTACAGTTCCTGCAGATTACCGCTCAGACTGCACAGTTCGATCAAGAAGCACCAATGATTGTGAAGGGTGCAGAAATGCTGAAAGAAATTGCTATGGAAATGGAAGTTCCAAGAACAGCAATTGCGACAGAGCTTGAATTACAAGCAGCGAAAGATCAGCAAGCAGCACAACAGCAAGCACTTATGCAATCGCAAGTGCAAGAGCAACAATCAAATGCAACTCTGAATATGGCAAAAGCCAGAAATGAGATGGTCGGTTAAATAATTTTATGGACAGATTACAAGACCTATATAAACAACTTGCCCCGGCAGAAATGGCTAGTGATAGCGTCACTGCCGAGGCAAAAGAAAAATACTACAAATATCAAATAGACCACAAAAGAGCATACAAGAAATTGTTTTCTACAAAAGAAGGTAAGCTTATTTTAGAGGATTTATGCGATATCGCTTGCGTTTGGAATAGCACCTATCGACAAGATAAAAGATTGTCTGAAAGGTTAGAGGGCGCAAGGGATCTAGTTTTAGAGATGATTAAAACCGCAGGGAAAGATCCTCTCACGATTGCACAAGAAGGTAACAAACGAATAGAAAATATAAGAAATGGACGAGACATCAACAACGCAAACCCAATCAAGTGAAACAACAGAACCAGTTAGCGATAACCTAATTGGAGATGTTACACCGCAAAATCAGGAAACATACTGGTATGAATCTATTCAAGATCCAGCACTAAGAGAACATCCTGAGATTCAAAACCATAAGGATATTGAGTCTTTTGCCAAAACACACGTGAATTTACAAAAGATGATCGGTGATAAAAGGATCGTTGCACCAAAAGAAAACTGGGGAGAAACAGAATATAATGAGTTTTATAACCAATTGGGTAGACCAGAAAAACCTGATGAATACGGTTTCGACCTTGGCGATGTTAAGCCAGAACAGATTGGAATCAGTGAAGAAGATATTTCTCAATGGCAAAACTTAGCACATCAATTAGGGTTGCCAAAATCTAAAGGTAAACAACTGTTCGGAGCATTTGCAGAAAGAGAAGCTAATTTTATTGCTAATCAAGAAAAAGAAAAAGCAGATACCCTAGAACGAAACATAAAGGAACTCGATGAATCATTCGGGGATAAGAAAGATTACAAGGTTGATCTTGCCAGAACAGCATTGGAGAAATTCGGGAATAAAGACATTTCAGAGCACCTACAAGAAAAAGGTCTACTCGCAGATGCAAAGTTTATCAAATTCCTTAGTGGACTTGGTGAACAAACACTTGATGATAGTGCTTTATTTAGGGCTGTTAATGGCAATGGTTCTAGTAATCCCGTTAATACTGTTGCTACAGCTGATCGCAGGATTAACGAAATAAAGAACGACCCAGAATTAATGTCTGCCGTTTACGATAGCAACCATCCAAGACATAACGAACTCTCAAAAGAATATAAATCACTGAGAGACGTGAAACTAAAATATGAGCTAGAACAGGCAAGAAAAAGGGGATAGTAAAAAATTTATTGATTTTTCAAGCTTATTGTGTTTTTTTTTAATTGTGTCCGATATTTATCGGAGTCCACTAGTTGGGTAGCTCCACCGAATTTTAGTTTTTCGGGTAGCACAAGATAACAATACATCTAAACCAACAATTAGGAGATATAAAATATTATGGCTACTGGTAATTTAACTGTATCAGAATTGGCAGTTTACCAAAACAGTTATGAAGAAATGTTCTCGGAAGAATTGCAACAAAAGCAATCTAGACTAATGAGAACCGTTCAACTGTTTAATAAAACTGCTGACAAAAACTACTACGACAGAATTGAAAAGATTACTGTTCGCAAGAAAACCGGATCTCACGAAAAGGTAATCAGCGATCCAGCTTCATATCAAAGACGTTTCTACGAATACGACACTTATTACAGCGATATCGTTGTTGATAAGGACGATATGCTTCGCATGGCTAATGAGCCGGGGAATGCAATCGTTGGTCAAATGAGACAAGCAATGGCACGTGAGCATGATGCTGAAATCATCCGTTCTTTCTTTGCAGACGTAAAGACAGGTGACGATGGTTCTACAGTTGCAACTTTCCCAAGTGCTAATCAAGTTGCTGTTGATTTCGCATTCGGTGGCGGTGGTTCCAATTCAAATCTTGGAGTCGATAAGCTTTTAAAAGGTATCGAGACTCTTCAAGCAAATGAAGCAATGGATCCAAGCGAGCCTTTGTATTGCGGTATTACTGCAGCAATGGAACGTGCGCTGAAACGTGATTCTGATTTCAAAGACTTTGATTTCAATAATTCAAAACCATTGACTATGCGTGGGCTACCTGAGTGGCAAGGCATCCAATTTATCCGTTGTGAGTTCTTAGAGACTGACGATAATGGATATGTTCGTTGTCCGCTATACACTCCAAAGGCTATGCGTTTCAATGCTCCAACTCTGGAAAATCTACGTTTACGTGAAGATCCAGACTATCACTTTAACCCACACTTCTATATTGCTTCTCGTTTCGGTGGAAATCGCCAATACGAAAACGCAATCGTAGAAATCAAGTGTGATATCACTGTTTAATAGGAGGTAAAATATAATGGCAACTTACTATTCAGAACAACTCGCTAAAGTAAACGGATCCAGCCGTAGTCCTTTGAATAAAGGCGAAGGTTGGACAGACGTTAAATCTAAGCGTTGGACACTTAATACAGCCGATGACGTAACTGGAACTCTTGCTGAAGGTGACCACTTTGAATTGGTTTTAATCCCCAAGGGTGCTAGAATTCGTGGTGGTAAAATCCTATTTGAAGCAATGGGAACCGACATGACTGCTGATATCGGTCTAAAAGGAGCAGACGGTAGCGGATATATTGACGCTGCTGGAACTGTAGCTGATGATCCTGATTTCTTTACTTCAACTCCATTAGATGTGAGTGCAGCTGGTGAAGATACGTTTGGAGATACTCTTGGTGATAATTATGATTACCAATTAGAGAAAGACTGCTACTTGACTGTGACTACCGACGATACTGGTGGGGCAGATGCTTGGGCAGACGATAAAGACTTCAACGGCTATATCGACTTCATTTGCGGATTATTCTATTCGTAATCTCGTCCACAACCTTAACCGGACAGTTTGATCAGCTGTCCGGTTTCCTTGTATATAATTATGAGTGCAATATCAAAAACTAGTATCGCAAACGTAGCAGCTTTAGCATTAGGAAATGAACCGTTACAAGATATCGGGGAAGATTCTGATTTTGCAATTTTAGCAAACAATAGATTTGATTATTGCCTTGGGGCTGTAGCACGTATGCACGAATGGACGTGCCTAACAAAGCGTGTTATATTAAGCCCATTAACAGATAGTCCAGAGTTCGATTGGGATTAACAGTTCGTTTTGCCAAGTGATCTAATAAAGATACTTAGCGTAAAAGACGAACAACTGAATTTATTAAAGTATGAGCCACAGGGAAGTAAGATACTATCTGACTATAATGTTATTTATCTTAAATACATCCATACCCCTACTGCACTAGGAATAGTTGACCATCTATTTGCAGAAGCATTAGGCTACTACATAGCAAAAGACTTAGCGTTTAAAGTCACTCGAGACGATAAGATCGTGCAAATGATTGAATCAAAGTTTCAAAGAGCAATGCAGCAAGCAAAGAAAGAGGACTTTAACGAGAACGATAAACAAATGGTTAAGCCCGACAGATTAATGTCTGCAAGGCATGGTTATTCCAGAATACACTCACAATATGTAGATTCACGAAATCACGACTATACTAATCTAGTTCCATAATCATGGCTATAAGAGTTGCAAAGAATAATTTCTCAAGCGGAGAATTAAGCCCTAGACTTCATGGACGAGCTGATGTAAAGCAGCACGATAACGGTGTAGCCGAAATGAATAACTTCTTTTTGCGAAAAAATGGAGGTTGCTATAGACGTTCCGGGTCATTGCTTATTGTTGAGCAACTAAGTAATTTATATAAGTCCAGAATTGAGGACTTTAAGGTAAATACGGAAAATACTTATGCCATCGAGTGGAATAGATTTATTGCAAGACCAACTTTTAATCAAAGCCCACTATACGAAGCAGAGTTGTCCATCTATGGAACTCCGGTATTAAATCCACTTACGGTTTCAATCGCATCACATACCTATACTGCCGGGGACTATATTGATATATTTGATTCCCTTGGAGCAATTGAGTTAAACGGAAGAACATACAAGGCAGCATCCGTTGGAACCAATTTAATAAAACTAAGTGATGTTGATGGGAACCTTATCGATGCCAGTGCTTTCGGAGCTTACACTTCTGGTGGTGCTACGTTCAAACACATAGTATTCTCGCACATATATGACGAGACTAGGCTAGAAAAATTAACATTCGCTCAAAGGGCTGATAATTTATATATCGTTGACGGTGCAAACCCACCGCAGCTATTAACTAGGCAAAGCGATGCTCAATGGACAATCGAAAGGTTTTACACTAAGGATGGTCCCTATCAGGCAATCAATGATACAGCTATAACTCTTACCGCTTCAGGAACTACCGGGAGTGTAACAGTAACGGCAAGTGCTTCTCTATTTCAATCTACAGACGTAGATCGCTTAATAAGCCCTACAGTGGGAGGCACAAGGGGCTGGGGAACCATTACAGCATTCACTAGCTCAACAGAGGTTACAGTGTCCATATCGAGCGATTTCGGTGGAACTACTGCAACTTCAGAATGGAGGCTAGGAGCTTTCTCGGATACAACAGGATGGCCTAGAGCAATAACATTTCACGAGAATAGATTAGTATTTGGTTACACCGACACCGATCAACAAAGATGGTGGACTTCTAAACCAGATGACTACCCAAGGTTTGATCCAACAGAACCAGATTTAACAGTGCTTGATAATAATGGAATCAACTTTGAGTTATCATCAAAGGATTTCGATGCAATCACTTGGCTTGAATCAGGAGTCGGTTTATTTATTGGAACAGTTGGTGGGCCACACTTAGCGACAGCTTCCGGTGGTTCATTGACTCCAACTAATGCCAGAGTTAAGAAACAAAATGGTGTAGGATCTAATTTAATACCGCCAGTTCTTGTAAATAGCACAGTTCTATATACAGCAAGAACAGGTAGGCAAATAATGGATCTGTCATATAATTTTGATATTCAATCGTTTGAATCATCAGAGTTGTCAAATATAGCAGAACATCTATTCAAGAATGGCACAAAAGTCGTAGACACAGCATGGCAACAATTCCCGGATGGGAACGTTTGGTATGTATTGGATAATGGAACCTTAATTGGAATGCTATACGACAGAGTTCAAAACGTAGTAGGATTCCATAAACATCAATCGGGAGGGACTTATGTTGCCGAATCCCTATCAAGCGGATATGTTAATGTTGGCGATAGGTATCGCATTACTAATAATATTGGCGGCGCAGACTTTACAGAAGTAGGTGCAGCAGATAATGAAATTGGAACTGAGTTTATTGCTACAAATATTAATCCAACTTGGGGAAGTGGAACTTTAGATCGGATTATTAATGGAGTTATTGAATCAGTAACAGCAGTAGCAAGTAGCGACTTAAGAGAAGATCTCGTTTATATTACCGTTAAAAGGACCATAAATGGGGCTACAAGACGTTTTGTTGAATACTTTAACGTAGAGCATAACCCATCCCATAATCAGGACTACGATGAAGCCGTATTCGTTGATTCATCAATTACATACTCAGGAGTAGCAGCAACAACATTTGGAAACTTATGGCACCTAGAGGGTGAAGAAGTTCAAGCATTTGCAGATAATGGGGTCCAGCAACCATTAACAGTTACAAATGGACAAATTACTCTTGATGATTCAACCACTACTTTAAAGGTTGGATTTAAATATGAGAGTAGATTAAAGTTTTTACCATTCGAAATACAGACGAAATCAGGATCCACCTTCTCCGCTAAAAGAAGTATCAATAGACTTTTGGTTAGAATTGATAACTCAGTTGGTATAAAACATGGAAATAATCCACTAGACTTAAGGGATATTCCATTTCGTAAACCACAAGACGAAACCGATGTTCCAGAGAATATGGTCTCTGAAGATGTAGAACTA